AGAGGATGCAATCCTTCAAGAATACTAATAAACATCGTCTCTCTCTTCATACTTGAAAGACGATCATTACCACCTTTTACAAAGTTATAAAAGTAAGTATATTCTTTACGAATAGATGTCCTACCTTGGTCCTGAGATCCAATAGAATTAGATCCAAGTTCATCCATCATTTGAACAGATCTTTCAATATTGTCACTCAGATTTCCAGAACTAACATTCTGTTGACCTACACTTGCATAAGGAACCAATCCTTCTGGAAGCATGGATACGATCGTCTCATCAAAGTTCCAAATTAGGATGGTTTTTAGTGAGGGATGATCATACTTTTGAAGAATCTCAGATTTCTTTGCATTTGATTTTTGTTTTGCTGCAAGTGCAAGAACTTCAAAAGCAAAAGGGTTGGAGGGTAGATCTTCCGAAACTACCCTCGGGATTTTAGTTTGAGTAGCCATAAGACTTATTTCAATTCGGTTGTTATTTTTATTTAGATCAAAGTTTGAAGCCAGCAAATGAATCTTTCTTCATATCTTGTTTGATTCCACCAACAACATAAGATTCCACTTCTGTCTCTTGTGGAGCTACTTGAAGACCCTTTGAAGAAATCCAATGTTCAGTCCAAGGAAGTGGATTATTCTTTGCAGGAACATCATACATTGGTTTGAGTCCAATCGCCTTCATGCGACGATTGGCAATCCACTCAACATAGTTGTTAAGAAGTTTATCATTCAAACCAATCATAGATCCATCTTTAAACAAATACTTTGCCCAAGATTTTTCCTCATTGACGCAATTTTCAAATGCAGATGTTACCCACCCCTCTTCTTCCTTAGAGATCTGTTGCATCTCTGGATCATCTCCTTCACGCCACTTATTGAGGATGTTTTGAGTAATGACAAGGTGTTGATTTTCGTCTCGTGCGATGAGAGAGATAATTTTAGCGGATCCTTCCATAAGCTTGAGTTCACCAAATGCAAACGAGCAAGCGAACGAGACATAAAACCTGATACCTTCAAGAATGTTGACATTTGCAATAGCTCTGTAAAGTTTCCTCTTGAGTTCTATACGACCCTCTTTTGAATATCCCGCACCCTCTTGTGCAAACAACCACTCATTAGAAGTTCCATATTGTTGTGCCGAATTAATAAAATCATCATAAGCACCTGTCACATTTGTGGCACGACTCATAATTTTTTCATCATCCAGAATCGTATCAAATACTTCTGCAGGATCCGAATAAACATTCTTAATAATATATGTATAGGAACGACTATGGATCATCTCCATGAATCCCCAGACTTCCATACAAGCTTCAAGTTCAGGAAGAGAACAATAAGGAATAAAAGCCATACCAGGACCACGACCCTGAACAGAGTCAAGCATGATTTGATACTTTAAGTTAGAAGTAAAGATGTGTTTTTGTTCTGGACGAAGAGATTGATAGTCACCACGATCCTTCTGAAGGGAGACCTCTTCGGGTCTCCAGAAGTATCCAAGTTGTTGTTGGGTCAGTTTATCAAAAACTGGATATTTATAGTGATCATAACGCTGCAAACCTAATGGTTGACCAAAAAACATTGGTTGTTTGCGAGTATCAACATCGGTGCTGGTGTTGAATACGGTCATTCCTTTTACCATTTGTAACTCCTGTTCTTTACTAGATTTTGCAACTTTCACAATCTTCCTCACTAGAATTCATAATTTCATCAAGTAGTTTATCCAACTGTTGTTTTGTGGTGTCCTCTTTTACTTCATCAGATTTTTGGTCATGTGTATTCTGATAATAACTCGTCTTCCAACCAAACTTATAGGTTCGGAGAAGATCCTGAGCCATTACTGAGACTGGAACTTCGTTATCGGGATAGTTTTCGGGGTTGTAGGACCAGTTTCCGCTGATGGCTTGGTCAAAAAACTTTTGCATGACGGCAACGACGTTAATATAACCAGTGTTATCAGGCATGTCCCATAGAAGAGTATAATTGTTTTTGAGTGTTCCATACTGGGGAACAATTTGTTTAAGTGGACCTTTCTTTGACTTCTTAATGGACAAGTATCCGCGAGGTGGTTCAATTCCATTTGTTGCGTTTGACACAACGGAACTGCTCTCCGATGGCATCTGTGCGGACAATGTGCTGTGTCGCAATCCATATCATACTTGTATCCTGGGTTTGAAATTTCATCTACATCCTTCTTGTATGTATCAATTGGAAGAATACCTTCAAAATACTTTGTACGATTGAAATCTGAACATGGGGATTTTTCTTTTGCAAGTTTGTTACTGGACTTAAGTAAGTAGTATTGAAAAGCTTCTGTCAACTCATGAGTCATGTCCCAAGCTTCTTGAGAATCATACTTTACTCCATGTTTTGCAAAATAATGTGCAAGTCCAATATATCCAACACCGAGAGATCTACGAGATTTAGTAGCAAGTTCTGCAGCACGTACTGGATAATCTTGATAATCAATCAATTCCTCAAGACCACGAACAGCAAGATCACATAGTTCTTCAAGATCCTCCAAATCACGAATCTTACCTACATTAATTGCAGAAAGAATACAAAGAGCAATCTCTCCAGCAACATCATCAATATGCTGGAGTGGATCTGTGGGGAGAGTAATCTCCTGACAAAGATTGCTCATCCAAATCTTATCAAGGAAAGAACTATGGGAATTACAATGGTCAATATTCATAATGTAGATACGACCAGTTTCTGCACGTTCTTTCAGAAGATCCAGAATAAGTTCTTGAGCTCTGACAGTCTTTCTTGGAATAGACTCATTTCGTTCTGCAGCCACATAGAGATCATCAAACTCAGGAAGCCCGAAAGCATCAGAAACTGCCGGAACATCATGAGGTGAGAAGAGGGACATTTCTTCATCATTAATGAATCTTTCATAGAAGAGTTTGGAGATTTGAATTGAATAATCTAACTTGCGAACACGGTTATCTTCAGTACCCTTGTTGTTTTTCAGTACGATAATATCTTCTATTTCTTTGTGCCAGATTGGGAAGTGTACTGTCGCGGATCCACCTCGTATGCCATTTTGCGTACAGCATCTGACAGTCGCTTCAAACTTCTTGAGAAAAGGTACAACACCTGTGTGTTGTACTTCTCCGCCTCTGATTTTACTGTTGATGCCACGGATTCTACCTGCATTGATACCAATTCCTGCTCTTTGTGCAACATAGCGACCAATTGCCATATCAGAGCTGAAGATACTATCAAGGGTGTCATCAACATCAACAAGAACGCAACTTGCAAATTGGCGAAGTGTGGTTCTAACACCTGCCATGATTGGCGTAGGAATGTTGATTCTGTGTTTGGAGATTGCATTGTAGTACCTACGAACGTAGTCTAGTCTAGTCTCTTTTGGATATTCTGCGAAAATTGTTGCAGAAATCAACATGTACATATATTGTGGTGTTTCATACAACACACCACTACTCCTATCCTGCACAAGATACTTGTCAACGACTTGACGTAGACCTGCATAAGTGAACAGAAAGTCACGATCATGGTCAATCCAACTGTTGATTTTATCCCACTCATCAGTATTGTATTTTGCAGGGAGATGTCTATCATAAATGCCGCTGCAAGCACCATGAACTAGATGATCATAAATGTGAGGGAATCCCTGATTCCAAGATGGTCCGAAGACTTGTTTGTAAAGTCCAAACAAAAGAAGTCTAGCGGCAACAAATTGGTAGTTGGGGGCCTCAAGATCAATAAGATCGGATGCAGAACGAATCAGAATCTCCTGAATTTCCGCAGTGGTAATACCATCATAAAATTGGATACCTGATTGCATTTCAACTTGAGATGCAGAAACTCCTGCAAGGCCTTCAGTGGCACTCTCAACCATTTTATGAATTTTGTCTAGGTTCAGGTTCTCAGTATTTCCGTTTCTTTTTACAACTTTAGTCCCGTTACTCATGTCTTCTTCCAACTAGTAAGTTTTGTTTTAGCTTGTAAGCCACTATAGACATTGGATTCTATCACAGATTGAACGTTAAGTCCAGATAAAATCATGTCATTAATGTCTTTTTCATTGATAGTATCAGGCCAAATAACTATTGGAAATTTCCAATCTATCGCCTTTTCCATTCTATCAACAATCTGTTTATTGCGTTTTTCATTATCATAAACCATCACAAAATTTGTTTCAAAGTTTGATACGAAAAACATTTTGTCAATATCTGCACCGACCATTGCGATAGAGTGTTCAATAAACATACTATCAAAAGGGCCTTCTACGATATAAACTGTCTTATTCCAGTCAACCTTATCC